CGGTCTGGTAAATGGCTCCGGTCTGCAAGGTCTTGAGCGTGAGGTTTCTGAGGAAATCGCAAAGCGTTCTGGCCGTGAGGCACGCGGTTTCTACGCACCAGACAGCTTCTGGGGCGGTCGCCGTGACCTGACTGTTGGCACTGACAGTGCTGGCGGTTTCCTGCGTCCTACAGATCACCTTGGTGATCAGTTCGTTGATGCCCTGCGTTCTCGCTTGGTTATGAACGAGTTGGGCGCACGGTTTATGACCGGTCTGCGTGGTGATGTGGCTATTCCAAAGCTGGCGACTGGCGTATCTGCTGGGTTCGTTGCTGAGAATGGCGCAACATCTGAGGTGAACGCTGTGTTCTCACAGATCACAATGTCACCAAAGTCACTGGGCGCATTCACAGACGTTTCACGTCTGCTTATGATCCAGTCTGACCCATCTGTTGAGCAGATTGTTCGTGACGATCTTTTGAACGCTATCGCTCAGAAGGTTGAGGACGTTGCTATCGAAGGTGGCGGGTCAAACGAGCCATCTGGTATCATCGACACAGCTGGCATTGGTTCAGTTGCTATCGGCACCAACGGTGGCGCGATTGCTTGGGATGACATCGTAAACCTCGTCAAAGAGGTTGAGGTGGACAACGCCGCGATCAACGGCAACACCCTTGCGTATCTGACCAACCCGAAAGTGAAATCTTTGATGGCGTCAACATCAAAAGTTGCTTCAACTGACAGCGTTATGTTGCTTGATGCGCCTTGGAACCAGCTTTATGGTTACAACTTGGCTGTCACCAACAACGTGCCATCAGACCTAACCAAAGGCACCCTGACCACAGCGTCAGCGATGATCTTCGGTGATTTCTCACAGTTGATGATGGGCTTCTTCTCAACTCCGGACATCCTCATTGATCCGTACACAGCTGGATCATCTGGCGCGGTTCGTATCCGCGTGATGCAGGAACTGGACATTGCTGTCCGTCACGCACAGTCGTTTGCGGCTTGCTTGGACATTGATGCCTAAATAACTGGTGGGGCGGCTCTGGTCGCCCTGCCTTTTCCCACTGGGGGTTAATATGAAGGTTAAATGCAAAAGAAACATTGTCGTCAAAGGCGTGGCACACGTTGTCGGTGACATTTTAGAGGTTCCTGAGAACATCGGGCTGGATTTGGTCAACACTGGCCGCGTTGAGGTATATGAGGACAAGCTAGGTCTGACTGACCGCGCTATCGGCTTGACAACAAAGAGTGCCGCAGCACTGACAAAGCGGGCAAAGAAAAAGAAATAAATGGCTGTTGAAAGTGCAGATGATCGGGCGATTTTTGTGGGCATTGATGATTTCGGTGTCGCCGCTACCTATACGCCTACCGGCGGCATCGCCACAACGGTCAACGGCATTTTTGACAATGACTTTGTTGAGGTAGAAACCGGCGCGGGTGTCGGAATTGCCTTACAACAACCACGCTTTCAGTGCCGCACGGCAGACGTAGCAACAGCGGCAGAAGGTGACGCGATTGTGATCAACTCAATCAACTACACAGTGCGGATCGTGCAAGACGATGGAACCGGTATGACTGTGTTTGTGTTGGAGTTGGACTGATGGCGCACGTTCGCAAGCAAATACGCGATGCGGTTGTAACCGCGCTGACTGGATTGACGACAACCGGCTCAAATGTATTCCGCAGCCGGATTTATCCTTTGGAAAAGACAAAGCTGCCGTGTTTGTGTATATTTACAAGAAGCGAGACCACTGAGTTCGACACAATGACGATCAGTCGGTCAACGCAAAGGAATTTAGATATTGCTGTTGAAGCATATGTTAGCGCGACAGCTAACTACGACAACACACTGGACACGATTGCAGTGCAGGTCGAGGAAGCAATAGCAAGTGACGTGACGCTAGGCGGCTTGGCAAAAGATGCACAAGTCACGGCGTTCGAGGCCGATTTTAGTGGTGACGGCGAACAGCCGGTTGCCGTTGGCCGCTTTACCGTGGCTGTGCAGTATCGTACAGCTGAAAATGACGTTGAAACCGCCGCATAAGGAGTTGATCCAATGGCAACACATACAGGCTCAGAAGGAACGGTGAAGCTAGGCACTGTCGGCAGCGACACCGCAATCGGCGAAATCCGGTCCTACACCATCACAGAAAATGCAGACACCATCGAGGACACCACGATGGGTGATGCCAGCCGCACTTACAAAGTCGGCCTGAAAAACTTTTCGGGTTCGGTTGAGTGCTATTTTGACGAAACTGACGCATCGCAAGACAGTATGGTCGCTGGTGCTGAGTTGACTTTGACCGTCTATCCAGAGGGTTCAGACAGCACAGACGATTATTTGAGTGGTAGCGTGATCATCACATCTGCCGATGTTACTGCATCAGCTGATGGAATGGTCGAGGCATCATTTAGCTTCCAAGGCACTGGCGCACTGACACGCGGCGCGGTGGCATAACTAGATGTCATTGGGAGCGCAAATAGCTGCGCGGCGCAATACACAAAGGCGCATCATTGACGTTCCGGAATGGGGCGAGGATGATGTGCCGTTGCGTTTATATTGTGGGCCGATCACGGCGGGCGATATAGATAGATTGCAGCGCAAGCACAAAAACTTTCTGAACGATATGACAATTGCCGGAATGGTTGATTTGATTATCCACAAAGCAGAAATGGAAGATGGGGCAAAAGCATTTACGCTAGAAGATAAGCCGCATCTGATGCGTGAACCGGTTGCTGTAATCTCAGAGGTTGCCGGACAGATGTTCGGCGAAACTGTAGACGTTGAGCAAGCGGAAAAAAACTGAAGGCCGATCCGTTACGGCTAAACATTATGGCTCTAGCGGATCGCTTACATAAGACGCAAGCTGAGATTGAAGAATTGACGCTGGACGAAATCAACGAATGGTTCGCTTATTTTAGGATTTTACAAGATGGCACAGAATAAACTCCAGATTGTAATCGCGGCCAAAGATACAACCGGCAAGGTTTTCCGTGGCCTCAATCGAGCGTTAGCCGGTGTTGGGCGTTCAATCATCAGTATGAAAACGGCACTAGTCGGCTTGGCTGGTGCTGCTGGCCTTGGCCTTTTGGTCAAGTCGTCACTGGATAGCATTGACGCCCTTGGCAAGACCGCCAGCAAGCTAGGCGTTACCACTGCCGAACTGCAAAAACTCCGATATGCCTCTGAGTTGGCCGGTGTGGAAACGCGCACCGTTGATATGGCAGTGCAACGCTTCACACGGCGTCTGTCTGAGGCCGCTAGAGGCACCGGCGAAGCAAAAGACGCGCTGTTCGAGCTGGGGCTGAATGCGCGTGAATTGGCGCAACAGCCGCTTGAAAAACAGATGCTCGAACTGGCAGACGCTTTTGAGCAAGTCGAAAGCAGTGGCGACCGTGTGCGTCTGGCGTTCAAGCTGTTCGATAGTGAAGGTGTGGCATTTATCAACACCCTGCAAGGCGGCACAGCGGCTTTGCAAGAGATGTTTGACGAGGTTGATGACCTTGGCGTTGTACTGTCAGCCAATGCCGTCAAAGGCGTTGAGGATGCGAATGATAGCTTTGTCAAACTAACATCTTTGTTTAGAGGTGTGCGCGATAGCATTGTCAGTTCGCTTGCACCGGCGTTTCGCACGTTTGCTGACAGCATCAGAACAAATGTTGTCGATGCTATTAAAGACGCGGGCGGGATCGAACAGTTTGGCCGCAACCTCGCGCTGACAATTATCCGCATCTTCAAGCGCGGCGCAGAGGCCATTCAAACATTTACAAATGAAACAATTCGTCAGCTTAACCGCGTGATTGAGTTTTCAAGAGAGCTTGGCGAGGCACTAGACATTGACTGGGCCAAAAAACTGCAAACTCTGAATGAAAGAGATTTGGGTCTTGTTGGTGTTTTCGAAAAGCTGGAAAACGAAATAAACGCAACAAGCGCGGCATTCGATAGGGCAAACAAATCTGCCAAAGACTTTGAAAAAACCGGCGAGGAACTAGAAACTACATTCGACAAAGTTCTGCTGACAATGAAAGACGTCAAACTGAACGGCATCAATGCGCTAGAGGATGCGCTTGTCAGCATTATCGACCGGACATCATCAGTCAA